AGGTATTTTATGAAAAAAAATGAAATTATTTCAAAAAGGCTAAAAAAACTACGTGAGGAAGGCTTCGGGTTTAAACAAACCGAAATGGCAAAATCATTCAATTTATTACAGCCTACATATAGGAACTACGAAAACGGCAGAGAACTCCCCCCATCACTTATAAAGAAGCTGGTAGAACGAGGTGCCAATAGAGAATGGCTACTCACAGGCGAAGGCCCCATGCTCCGAGGCGAACAGTCAAGTAATCCTTTACAGTTGCAAACCCTCGACTCTGTAAAAGGCCCCGAAGACGTGGTGCCCACTGTAGACGACGTTCTAGACGCAGTAACGCTGCTAGATGAGCTAATAGCAGGTAAGTACGCTAAAAAGGGCCTAGAGCAAGCCGCAGCGGTTACTAAGAAGCCTCTACTAAGGCAGATAGCAAAGGGCGTGGGTTATAAGCGTTTGGGTGGCGATATGGAAGACCCTTTAAAGGCTATACGTTCCGTTGTGAAGGAGTTTTGGGAGTTGTGATACAGAAAGAAGCTATAATAGAGTTGGGGTTTGATTTTAGTTCTCAACCTACAGTTGAAGATTTAATAACCTCGCTTAAAGCGATAGAAGGGCTTGAACCTTTCGTAAAAGATTGTTACTCTACTTTTGCTGGAGTAACAAAGGTAAAGTGCGAGACGAAAATAGCGGGTATTGAGTCGGGAAGCTTGTGGGAAAAGATTATTTTCTTGTTAGCTTTTGAAGATGAACAACATCAACGTGATTTTTTTGGTGGTATTAGAGAGAAACTTTTAGAAGGTGATGCAATGACGATTGGTGGTATAGTTGGTGTTGTGATAGGTGGATTCTTGGTTTATGTTATTGTCCAAAAATTTGGAAACAAAGGTATAAATATTAAAAACTCCAACATAAACCTAAACTTGGATAAAGAGTCTCTAGAGACTATCTACAGAAAACACGCAGAAAAGCCTGGTGTTTTAAAAGCTGCAACTAGTATTCTTTCTAAGGCCAAAGACAGGGGGGCTGGGGTATTTTTGAATAGAGAAAATTTACTTAGTTCCAATGAGATTCAAAAAGTAAACTTACCTTTAGAGACTGATATTAAAGCTCTTGATAAGGAATTGGAACCCGACTCTAAACCATACTTCAATGTAGAGATAGCCATAAGAGCTACAGACTTAGATAGTGAGAAAAAGGGCTGGGGGGCTATTATTTCAGACATTAGTCCTAACAGGGTTCCGATGTCTGTAAATTCTAATATCCCTAAAAATAAAGTACTTGGAACTATTTGGGGAGATGTGGTAGTTCAGGTAGTTGATGGGGAGCCTAAAAAATACCAATTAATAGAATTGAAGGGAAAACCCCAAACTTCTCTACTAGACTAGCCTCTCCTCTCCACTTCCGTTAATATCCTCTCTATCTCCTCCTCCTCGGCGGATGTGAGGTACTGTGCATACTCCCTCCATAGCCTCAATAGCTCCTCGTTATACTCTTTGTGCCCGTCTTTTTCCATAACAAAAATACTGCTCATATTAGCAGTATTCAAAAGTAAATAATTTCAAATCTGCGAAACGCTTTTTTGTGCTATCCAACAAAACTGGGACAATTTCTGTCCCTCTGCAAAATAACGTACAAGGTTTTTTGTTTAAAAAAGTCCCATTTTTGTAAGAAAAACGTCACATTTAAGACACATTGGCAGGTCTAGTATTTGGGTTTTAAAATCAGATAAAATAAACGCACTTTTTCTTAGATTTCTATTGAAAAATAACCTATAACAGGGTATATTTGTTACTATGAAATATCAAGTTTTAGTAAACAAAAAAGCTCAAAAAGGCTACAAGAGAATGCCCAAAGAACAGCAAAAGACCTTTTTAAAACTTTTAGGAGATTTAGAAAACATTGGGCCTTTTCTTTCGGAATGGAAAAACTACTCAAAACTTGGTAAAAATGAATACCACTGCCACTTGTCTCACAGTTGGGTGGCTTGCTGGAGATACGAAAAAGGAACAATAAAAATAGAGGTAGAATATGTTGGTTCACGTGGAAGTGCCCCGTACGCATGATAAGCTTAAATTGAGTGGGGAAAAAATCCCTGCAAAAATTTTAACCTTTCTTAAGCGAAACTATACAGTTGAAGTCGAAGAAGAGGGGGAGTTTGTGAATTGGAGAGATACGGAACTCTTTGAGGATTACAAGAAAATGTCTGCAGGCGAAAGCATTCGCTGCATTCGTAAAAATAGAGAGCTAACACAAAAAGCATTAGGAGAGGCTATAGGTGTTTCTGGTAGCCGCATATCTGAATATGAGCGTAATGCTTATCCTATTTCTAAAGCTGTAGCCAAAAAACTAGCTAAACAACTTGGGACAAGCGTGGAGCATTTTATTTAGTACAGAAAGCATGGGACCTAAAACCCCTGTTTTAAAGGTTTTGAAATATTTAAGTTAATAATTTAAAATGACTTAGTATTGGTGCTCAACCCATTATAAAATAAAATTAAGATAAGAAGGCATTTATGGAAGATGTTAAATACCAAGGAAAACTTAATATCGGTAAAGTAGAGATAGAATGTTACGTCCTAGAATCTGGAACGCGAGTTTTATCAAGAAGAGGGATTCAGAAATGTTTTGGTTTTTCCTCCGGTGATTCTGGCGATGCATTGCCTAAATTGCTCAAAAACAACGATTTTGTAGAAAAAGTAAGCCCAGAAAAGTCCGGTGTTTTAAGCAATCACCTGGAGTTTAAAAGGCAAGGTGCTGGAGGGTCAGCCCCTAAAACATTTGGTTACGAAGCAGAGACTTTGATAGATATCGCTTCTATTTTCTCAAAAGCTAGTGAACAAGGAATACTTCCCGAAAAATTTAGCTTGCAACTGCAAATGTCAAACATGATACTTAGGGCTTTTGCAAAAGTAGGTATCAATGCGGTCATAGATGAGGCAACAGGTTTCCAGTACGATAGAAAGTATGACGCCTTAAGAGTTTTACTAGATAGATACATTGAGGAGGAGGCTCGTAAATGGATTAAAGAGTTTCCAGATGACTTCTTTAAACAGTTAGATAGACTCTATAATAACAATGAAACCACATCTAGAAATAGACCCATATATTATGGGAAGTTCATAAATACTTATATATACAACCCTTTGGAATCTGGTAAAGTTCTAAAGGGCTTAAATAAAGTAAACCCTAAAAATGAGAAAGGTCAAAGAAAAAATAGGCAGCACCAGCACCTGTCTTCGGATTTAGGTTTGCAACAAATGAGGCTACAGATGGGAAAAGTAATGAGTCTCATGGAAATATCAGATAACATGAATCAGTTTAAGAGTGCATTTGTCAGGTTAACGCAACCAAACCTGTTTCCGATTGAAAACTCTTAGAAATGGAACTATAACAAGGAGAAACCTCATGAAACACATAACACTACTACTCACAGCCCTAGCACTCTTCCTAGGGTGTAAAGAAAGCGTAACAGAAGCTATAGAAGATAACCCCACGGTACAGGATACCACGGGAACGCCTGAGGATACAACTAAGGACACTATGGATACAGACACAGTACCAACAGTGAGCTTTATAGACGCTCTGGGCAGGTACTACACAGTAAACTTAGTGTCTAAGGACAAAGCTCTCTTTAAAACAGCAGACAGCGGCTATCAGAGCGATAGGTTTAGCAGTGAGCAAGATTCCCTTGATGCGTTGGCATTGCTTAAAAGTATAAATGGGATAATAGGGGTAGATAAAAATATAGACGGATACAGAGGTCGAAATATTGACCCTGAACAGAAAGATACTATTGATAATAGTTTCAATTTCGAAGGTTCGTATGTATTGAATAGTGATACAACTAGAGGATGGCTAATTTTATTAGACTCTATAGCTTTTACAGATTCTTCTTATAATTTCAATCATCCTAATGCGGATACGCTTGCCTATGTTCCTGTGGTAAATACTCAATACCTTCATGAACATTGGCCTAGACTTGCATCAGAATTCAAATTTGATAGTCTGAAAATCATCTTTGATGAAAAGTTCGTGGCCAAGCCTTGGGACTCTGAAACAATGGTGTGGGGCGTTGATAATATCAATTAGAGCGTTTATATTGCCTTTATCATAATAGACAAAGGCGATCCTGTTCCTTGAATGATCCAACTATTTTATTGAACGTCTTATAAACTGTATAGCTATAGGTGATATTCCTAGGCTTGCTACGATTGTTCCTGTATCGTAAACCTCATTCATGATGCACAAATAAGCAATATATATAAGCCCAATACAAACAGCCCCTCCTATAGCTATCGCAAAAAACTGAAACGTAAAGGTAAGGGTGGTTATTCTAACCTCTAACTTCCTTCTGTGCGGAGCTTGGTCCTCCGCCATTTTCAGTATTCTTTCTGCTGCATCAGGTAAAAGCTCAGACCATTTTTGAACTTCGTCCGAAGGTGGAAGTGGACTAGAGTATTGCTCAACAGCCTCAATATCTCCGCCCTTCTTTTTTACGCTTCTTTTTCTATTGCTGTTAGACATTTATTTCTGATCGAACTCTTTTCATAGCTTTTCTCATGTCAGACCCAACATTGTAAAAATCATTCCTCATAGCATCTTTATCTATCTGAGATCCAGACTTTGAAGAATAATTTTTTATCAAATCTTCTTTACTAAAAGTCTCACCTGTGAAATCAAAGATTCTACCCAAACCTTTTAATAAATTTCCCATAGAGTTACTCCTTGTTACAACTATGAAAATAGTATAATTAAGTCATAAAAACACGGATGCTCTGTTTTTTTGATAAAAAACGCAAAAAGGGAGGACAAACCTCCCTTCGATCCTCTAAACTGCCGCTCGAATCTCAAATTCTACATCGTAATCGATCCTGTTACCCGTCTCTCCGTTTAGCAATTCAAAAAAGACAGAACTCGCCGCTTTACTCTTTATGTTATAAGTGAGCACATTCCCGTTTCCACTTAGCGGAACTGGAGTCAAATGAACAGTGTAATCAGTATGCCCTAAATCGTGCTGAATTCCATAATCTCCTGGGTCGTATTGATTTACTGCTAATGGCTCTCCAAAATACGTTACTACATTACCTGTGCTTACAAGTCTTCCTGCGTAAACAGTCTCAAACTTTTTTTTATGAGAAACCTGCGTATACCCAGTACCCACAGTTAATTCCTCGAAAGCCTCATCTCCGCCAAAAAACTCCCCTTTCTCTCCCGCAAGGTGGTACATCTGGATATACGCCCCTTCATAGTAACTAGCGTCGGGGAATTCAAAGAGAATTTTGTAATCAAAAATATCTCGTCCACTTAGATTGATATGCTCTTTATAGTATGTTTTGAGGTAAGTGGCATCACCAGAAATAACCTCTAGGCTGTGCTTCCAAGTCCCGACACCATCCCTTGTTAAGTTAAGGACGCACATCACGGGATCCAATTTTTCTGAACCCATCACAAACAAGTACGAACCCGTCTTCCTAGCATTCCCCGTGGCCACGTCTGGTAATGTTTTCACACCCCAAGTCGAGTAGTTGCTACTTGTCTCCTCCTGGAAATTAAAGAGCTTGACCATAGTATCGGTTTTGTCAGCTTTTGCGTTAAAAGCAGCTTGCTGGGCTGCAGAAATGGGTTTATCTGCATCGGACGTATTGTCTGCATTCCCAAGACCTACGTCAGCCTTAGTGGTCCCGTGTGGGTTGCCTGTTGCTTGGCTATGAGATGTATTGCTTGCAATACTGCTATTATGCTGGGTAAGTGTATTAGCGTGTGCTTCTCGCTGTTCGTCCAAGTAGCCCAGCCACTTATAAACAAGACCATTAAACCAGTTTATTACTTGGGTACTACCCCTGCGACCCGCACTTTGTAGGAAAGCCATGCCTTTGTTTTTAACGTCATCCGATGGGGCGAGTTTGTTTGGTGCTCCGTCTACATCATTGTCTATATCTTGCTCTGCGAACTTGGGTAATTCACTAGGCTTTTGAAATGTCATTATATTTCTCCTTTTTTTTTTGAAATGATTGATTTTTTCCTTGCAAAAAATGATAAAAGGGAGTGAGAGGTTTCCCCCTCAGCTCCCAACCAATCATTCACTCACAAGGAGTTATACCTATTATAGACTTGGCGTTTTAGATTATTTTGGAAACAGAGGCTCTCAAAACATTACTTTGCCAGCTCTCTGGATGCCAAAATAAATCATCACCCCCCAACTGTTGCTCAAAAAGAAAAGAGATACTTCCAGTTGCCAATATCTTGAAATCATCTATCAACTCTTGAGAAGCTAGAGAACTAGATAGAATCCCAATTTTATAGGCATAGCGATTCTCTCCCGTAGGAGACTGTATTAGATACATAAGTGTAGAACCACTAAATACATCATCTATAGACTGGATGATATACGATACAGACAAATTTGAATTGATCACCAATCTACGTCTAGTAATGATTTCCCTAAGTTCTTCCTTAGTTTTCCCATTAGCATTTACTTGTATCAAACTAGATTCGTTCAAAAGCTCTGGGAGAGTCATTTGGCTAATATCATTCTTATTATCCAAAGAGCCAATAGTAGCTTTGGCTTCCTCAAAAGCATTTACGAAAACCTCAAATAAAGCCTGTATTTTAGGCTTATTTTTGTATTGAGATATAACTCTATATCTGTAGGAATCATATAACAACTATATTCTCCTTAGATACTACTAATAAGTCTTTGTTTCCTGCGGATATATCAGAGGTAGAATAAGGATTAGTGTTTCCATCAGTTTTTATTCTAGCCGTTACTGTGGCCCTAGTAATCCCACTTGATTGGTACACGCATCCGTATACTCTATTAGTGTGAAAACTCTTACCGATAGTGAGAGCAAAATCTTTGGCTAAACAATCTTTGATAAAGTCCTCATAATCTCCACCATCACTTTCGTTTATCTCTACCTGTATTTCTACATTCTTCTCTGTAGGCCTATTGAATGCTATTTGAAGCGAAACTCCATCTTGCTCATATGTTCCAGTAATAGAACCTATCATGGATAAGCCAAGAGGTATGCTTTGCCCTAGTACGTTTATAATATCCTGCTGATCTCCACCTTGAACAACAAATTCAATGCTAGTGACAGAGGACTGGATATATACAACGTCTTTCACGTTTGAGATACTTCTGATACGTGCCATTACACCAATTAGATTCGCAGAATAACTAAGCGGAGAGTAAAGTACTCTATCCCTAAATTGTATATCCGTTTCCTCATTTTCACCTTCAATACCATTAGAAGTGTGGCGTATTGATTTGGCTAAGGTGGAAGCAGAAGTTGTAATACTTCCCGATGGCATAGTAATGTATCCACTATCTCTGGCTTCTAGTGTGACAGTAAAGAAGTATTTACCATCTTCTAGTAAACTCTGCTCTCCCAATGTCGCAGTTAAAGAAGCCGTAGACAAGAATACAGTGCCATCACTTTTTTGGAAAACAGTCTGGGCAGGTAGCGTATCCCCCAATTCAAGCTCCACCAAAACATCCCCTATAGCTTTGGTTGCTTGCTTTCGGAAGTATCCTGTATTGTTGAATAAGTTGGCCAGACTAACGCCACCTGCCGAACCCACGAACCTAGAGTTATAAACTGCTTGTAACTCATCGTAAAAGTCACTAACCACTTCTGCTATAACACCCACCAAATTTCCTTCCACAGTGCTACTGGATAGGTCTAGGTCTTTTAAAAGCTCATTCCCTTTTACCTTTTCTTCAATTTGAGATTTTATCTCCACCAAACTTTTGGTAGAAAATCCACTATCACTAATAAGTGTCAAAGCACTACCTCTGCATTTTCGTTATCATTTATCTTTAGACTTATTCTAGCCTCGCGCCTCGAGTTATCTATTTCTATAGATACACCAGATACCTTGTTCACGCCCTCCACCAATAAAGCCTGATCTACGACCGCCGACTTGAGTAAAAAAGGATCTGCACCTTTTTCATACATCGTATTAATGTCAATAAATCCATCATTTTGATTTAGAAACCACTCTCCTAAGAAAGTCTTAAGTCGCTGAGAAAGAGCTTGGTTTATAGAGCTTGTTTTTTGAAGCCCAATAGACACATCCAAATCACCATTTTCATCTAGCTTTAGGTTCATACTTATATTATAGAGTTAGACTAGACTTCCTGTTATCGGCCCCCCAGTTGCGGATGACCCATTTAGAGTTCCATCTTTTACATACGAGTCTATTTGAGTTGCTAAGTGTTTAGCGAATATATCTAACATCTGCTTGCCTATAGAGTTGGAAAAATTTCCATCTGTGAGGTTATCCATCTCATTTGCGGTGGCTATTTTCGCATCCTCTATGGTTTGTTTTACTAAGGCCATAATTACTCCGTAAATTGCTGAATGCTTGTTTCTAATGTACTTATTTTGCTACCCAAATCTACAAGGCCCGAATATGCAATGGGCACTCCCATATTACCTAGCCCTGTAGTGAGTTCTGTTTGGATCTGCTTTAAAACATCTACTATTTCATCGCTTATTTTTTTGTAAGAGGCATTGCTGTTCTCAATTTTAAACAACCCCGCATCCGTTATTTCTAGTTTAGTTGTGGGCTTTGATTTAACAGCAGAAAAAGGGCTAGGGATAGCGATAGCATCCCCGTAGTTAAACTTTCTATTGTTCGGCGGAGCGTGTCCAGGACCACCTTCTTTCCAGTTATCTAGGTTCCTTTGAGAAAACACTAGAAGAACATCGTCTCCTTCTTGTATGGGAAATTCTAAAGTAAACGCAGAAGAGCTTGGAAAGACCACAGGTACTGTATACACATTTGGCCTTTGTGTCTCTTTGTCTCCCTGCTTTCTCTTTATTGCTGATCGTACTGTGGCTGTACGCTTCTCCTTATCGTAATCAACCACCACGCCCATGGTACAGGTATTCACGTTTTCAAGAACACTCCACACGCTTTGTACGATTGATTCCGCTAAGTCACCACTAGACATACTCCACCTCTACTTCACTGTAAGCCTCGCCGTCTCTATTATCTCCAACGTGCTTCACGCTAAGCACCCTAGCTTTGCCTGTTTGGTTTGGAAGAACCACATAGCCCCCAGAAAATATTTTGGGCTCTAACAGGCTCTTAAAGCTCCATACTTTATTCTTATCGTCTTTCTTTTTTGCATGAGGCCCAGAGATGAGTCCCGTTTCATTGGATACAACCACCGCTTCTACGGATAGATTTATTTGATTTTTCTTGAATATTTGAATCCCTGCATCATCTAAGTTGAACTCAAAACCCAAAGGGGATAGTATCTGCCTAAGCTCTTCTTCATAGTTCCCGTTGGAAGAATACCCTTGTTTAGCTTTTCCTTCTATCCCAAGGCTAGACACATCATACTGGATCCCCATTCCATCTACTAATGTTTGCACAATATCCGTGTTAGAAGTATTTGGAGCCATAGAGATTTCGGGCTTTTCTTTTTTCAACACACTTTGCCCGTTGAAACACTCTATCTTTGTCACTTTGTCTGCTTCCTCCCTGGCAGTTTCCACGTCTGTAATTTCACCGCTAAAGACAAGAGGAGCAGGGTCTTCATATCCTGCGTATAGGTACAGTAAATGGTCTTTTTGGAAGAAACTATCTATTGTAGGATTTGATAAATTATAAACAGTAACTGTGGCCTTGTTGTTTTTTACTTCTATGGATTTAAACACATCGAAGGCAATAGTAAGCCCCTTTACTTCTACACCTGTAGCACCTGCTGGCCCCACTCTTATTGATACATGTCTCCCGTATTTCATTGGTAAAAAAGTCTCCCGTCTTCTAGGGCTATTAGGGTTCCGCTAGGCTTGCCTTTGCTTGGATAAGGAGCCAGTAGGTCAACATCGGGAACTATCTTCACTCCCAAAGCAACTTCTAAACCTTCACTGTCTCTTATATCTAAGTATGTGGCTCCATCGTAAGAGTTCTTTTTAAACCTTAGGTTGTAAGTGACACTTCCTAAGTCTATAGACTGCTCAAGCAAGTAAGCCTCTTGGTCGTAGGTTATCTCAATCATCCTGCTATTCTTGTTGTTATCTTGCTAAGAGTGGATCGAACTTTCAACTGATCAGATTCAGCTACGTCTTTACCTTCAACTTTCCCCCCATCTTTCTTGGCCCCTGCCTTTTCGTTTTCCTTGGTAACGGATATTTGAGTCGCCCCACTTGTTGCTAGGCGTATTTGCTTCCAAGAAAGATTTACTTCTACTCCATCAGTGGAGCCCTCGCCGTCTCCTATTTCTACCTTGGTAAGAACCATATTATCCAGTATGGTGTATCCCACGTGGAGTGTAAGTAGAGTATTTTGGTCTCTGAAAGCATTTAATAGGCTCTCGATTTCATCAGAAACCCTAGAATCCCTCTCTTGTGAAAATGCTCCCACTATGTTTGTGACATTCGCGACTTGATCGGATATAATTTGAAAGCCATCACGCACCATTACAGTGTTAGCTATTTGAACAGTCATATCCACAACGACTGGAGCTATATAGGTGGAATCTGTCAGCACTTCTCCAGACTCTATGGGATTATCTGTGGTTGACTTCTCGAATATTACATTAGAGGACTTAGCTCCATAAAATATTAGAGCATCTCCTGCGGTGTAGTTCTTTTCAGAAGCTAATCGAACAAGCACATCAGTCATTCTCTTTCACCCTGTTCACTCGCTTTACTTCTTGTCCAAGACTGGTGGAGACCTTCTGCATAATTTCTTTAGCTTGCTCATCAGAGGTTCCAGGTGCGGTATTAATCGTTAATCCACCCATGTTCGTAATTACAGCACCACCCATTCCACCTACAGCAATTCCAGAAGGTATGGAAGGTGTCGCAAAAGCACTGGTTATAGAAGCTTTTATGTCTCCCATCTCTGGCAAGCCTAAGACACCAGCTACTTTACTGTAAACCTTCTGCAATGTTTCAAGAGGCTTTGCAATCATTCCTATAAAGAAGTCTATCATTCCTGTGTAGAATCCTTTTAAAAATCCAAAAGCCGTTTTGGCTCCATCAACTATTTTTTGGTAAAAATCTCCAAAAGCAGACTCTCCACCATCAAGCCAAACAATCACATCCTCAATTAGCAAACTTATTGCTTCCAAGGCTACAAGGCCTACACCAAAGGTCATTGCACCCCAAAACAATTTAGCCGCAATCTTGGCTACCTTTAGTCCAAATGTAAGACCTTTCAAGGCTATACCTGTAAGATTTATAGAAGTTTTTGCTGTAGTTCCATACAAAGACATAGCCCTTTTGTTTGCCAACGCTTCGGCTCTCAATTTCTTAAAGGCAACCACGGGGTATCTGGTTATATTCAAACCCAGCCTAAGTATACCACTAGACACATTATACATCCCCTTACCTATTTTCAGAAGACCACTTCCAAAGGTGGAGGCAAAAAGCGTTACAATAGGGATTAGAGCTAGTAGAGCCAATTTGACAAAACCAAATCGCTTCTCTGTATCCGATAAGTCATTAAACTTCTTTTGAATACTCTCGAGAAACTCATTTGCCTTATTTAATTTTCCTCGGATATCAAAGGCTTTGTCCAGGCTCTCCCCGAAATCTATCATCATCTTTGTGATATTATCTAAAAAGTTCGAGAACCGTCCGCCAAGAGTTCCAGATAATCGGAACATCATGTTATTAAACTTACCACCTTCGGAAGTCATATTGGTAAAAGCTTTCATCGTATCTTCAAAGGAAATCTGTCCTTTGGATACCATTCCTGCTATTTCCTCCTTGGCTACACCAAACTGTTTGGCTAATTCCTCAATAAGTGGAACCCCGTTCACAGCAAAATCTCTAAGTTCTTGACCTGTGAGTTTTCCGCGAGTGCGGACTTGACCAAGGTTAAGTATAAGCCTTTCAAGTGGAGCACCTACACCAGCAGAAACATCTCCTACTGCCTTGAGGGAAGGTATAATTTCCTCCAGTTCAAAGCCCATACCTAAAAGCTGTTTTGCACTTGATTGGATACCTTTTATCTCGAATGGTGTTTTTGATGCAAAGTCTATTAAGTCTTTGGTAAGTTTTTTTCCCTTTTCCACACTACCAAGCATTACCTCGTAAGCCATGTTTATTTGCTCAATATCGGCGTATGTTTTTAAAGAAAACCCCGACACCAACGCAAGACCTGCACTAATAGGAGTGGTTATTTGTGATATCCCTTGACCTATCTGGCCTACTCCACGATTTACCCTATTAAGACTATCCGACACATTGCTTTTAAGCGTATCGATGGATTTACTTGCTTTAGCAAGATCCTTATCGTCCACATCAAACGCAATTTTTATAAAATAATCTAAAAGGGTCATTTAGCTTTCATTCTTTCAAGTTCGTTCTTTTCCTCAATTTGCTTCATAAGCTCTACCTTATCCTTCATATCCAAATGAGCCTCCATGATCTCAAAATCTTCCAAAGGTATACATGTGTTAAGCTCTGTATAAGAACAAAGGCCAGCAGTCACTACTCGTAGAAATCTTGAATGGAATAGCAGCTGACTGCTGGCGGAGCGTTCTAGTTCACGCTCAATTCTTCTTTGGAGGGAATCTTTTTTGTCCCTAGTACTTTTGTTAGCCTTCCAATGGCCCCTTTGAAAAAAAAATTCTCTTTCAAAACCAAAGCCACTACCTCAACTAGAAGAAGGAAATCTGAACCAATAGCCCTTTCGATGTTCTCTTCCGAATCTAAAGGAATGGAGTTTAAAGAACTGTTTTTCAGTAGCTCCCCAACGAGTTCAAAGAACTTTTCATCTCCAACCTGCTCTAGCACATCGGGTATAATATCCGCAATAGCCTCTTTATTAAACCCATCCGAGCCGATATCTATTCCCTTTGCAATAGGGCCGATAACCTTCCCAATCTTAGCCATTAAAGCCCCTGCCTTCATCGCAGGGAACTTCTTAATTACTAGGCTATGCTTCTTTTCGGAGTCTTCAATATCAAGCAAAAATTCTTTAGCCTCAATCATTATCCTACTCCAAATTCACTAGGGTCATACGTATCATCATTACTGCCACCCATAAACGGAGTAAGGTCATTACAATAAATCATCCAAGATGCTTCTTCCATTTCTGTAAACTTGTACTCCTCGGGCCAAGACTTAATAAATGCACTTTGGGCTCCAAAAGCCGTACGTTCATCATCCACATTCTCAACAAGAACTGGGAATTTTGTAGGCTTGCCAGAAAGCTCCTGGGCATTCATAACTCCAGATAAATAGTCGTTAGCACTACTGCCCCTAGGAATCACAACTGTAATAGTTCCGCTTCGATTATGATTCGCTTCGATATTAGTATTACCTCTCGTATCCTCTGTCGTTTTAAATGATTCGGGATCATTACGCTTAATAATAACATCCAATAAATCGGGTACTGGAATTCCATTTAAAAAGCAAGCCAGTGTTTTTATATTTCTACTAAATTCTTTTGCCATTTTTTACTCCTTATACTTTCGTTTCGCCTTCGATTACGATCTTGTTAATAGCTCCCTGTAGTGTTAGGGAAAATTTCACTCCGTTAAGAATCCTATTTGCCTTATCAGAATCTGTCACATCACTCAAAGAAGGGAGGGTAATTGAGTAGGCGGGATTATCGGAAGCAATACCCAAAGAAACTGCATTAGCAAGCACTGAGTCGATTGCACTTTTAACTTGAACCAGTCCTATATTTGTGTAAGGAATTTTCTTGACTCGATCCATTAGAGAGTTAACTGACTCGGAGATGCGTACCACAATCCAGTCTTGGTTCTGAACCTGGTCAAACCAGTTTCCAAATACAGATTTAACATTATGAGTCCTACTGTAATTACCTTCTACATTGTAAACACCTACATTCTTTTCCTCTAAATTTGAACGTTGAGAATCGCTAATATCAGAAGCCTTAACACCCACTAAGCTCTTTAAATCAGGGTTATAACTCCCTACTTGGTATGAGAAAAATTTGCCCATGATTGCCGCCTCAATCCACTGCTCAGAAGCATGAAGGTCAAAGAACACAAAAGTCTTTTTATAACCTAAATCACCAAGTTGTTTGGCAATAGAGTCCGCATCGTCGTTTTTACTTTCGTCTGCAACATCCACAACACCTGTAGAAGTAAAATAAACCTTCTCATTCGCTTCTGCCCAGGCTGCAACATTAAGAACGTCCGCTACCGTTCTATCTAATACGACTAGTCCATAGAAGTTGTTACTAGATGCCTTGATAGCGTTCAAGTCTACAGTAATGTCACTGTTAGTTTCTGTATGTGCTACAGATAGCCTATCTCCAACCTTAATAGTGCTCGCACTTAAAGTCACAGTAGCACCGCTAGCACTCGCACCATTTCCGATAGCACTAGCAAGTCCTGTGGCAATATCTGCTATTGTAGCACTAGACGAAGATGTGTAAGAATTCTTAACACCATCAACGGTAACGTCATACACTGTTGAATTCACAGCTGTATCGACTGTTATTACACTTTCCTCATTTACCGCACGCCTTCCGATATAAAGTTCTCCTAACTCTTGGGAGAACATAGCAGAAGCCGCTTTGTATTCTTCGGAATCAGTTCTAAAATCCTCTGCTACAGAAGACAAAGAGCCGTACTTCTTGACAAGCCCAGTAAACCCTTTATTAGTTGATAAGATTAAAGGAGTTCTCAAAGACTCCGCCTTCAATACCTTGGGAATTTCCGAGATATTGACTACCACTCTATTATTTGTTGCCATATATTAACCTCTTGATACATTGACACTTGTAAATGTTTCTACTTCTTCTTCCTCTATTATAGACTTGAACCGAACAGAAAAATCAAACTTGTGCCTTCCTTGCCATATCTCGCTATCTTCTATACTGCTCAAGTCCTCAATATCAAATACTTCTGCAATAGACACACCTTTATTCTCAATCGTGTCCCTGTGGTGTAAAGATTTAATCCTGTGGTGTAACTGTAATGCAATACGCTCCGTCCACTCGTCAGCCTGCCAATAATTCCCGTCTATATCTTGGCCTCCTCGACTATACACATTGAGGACTATTGGAACCTTGTATATTATCTTATCACTACGTTTAGCTTTAGCTTGATTGTAGAAGTTATACTCTTCTGTATAGTTCCCAATATCCAAGTAAACATGGTCTTCTTGCTCGGAATCCTCTGTATTGACCCACACGGGGACTAGGGACTGCTTTTTTAAGGCGGTCTTTGTGTCATTGCAAAGGAGCGTTAACCATTCGTAAATCGCTTCTCTAATCATTTTATCCTATCCCTTACGCCCTGTAGTAGTTGTGATGTATCAATTAGAGGTTTATCACTACCTTTCTTTTTAACTGTAGATGGAGAGTTCGGTTTCCAATCTCCATTTCTTATATTGTGTTGTATAGAAGACGTGCCTAGCACACCCAATGCCTGTAGAATACCCTTAGCACCCTTTCCCTGTATTAACCCTGCCAACTGTGCTTTAATCTTCTTCGAGTTCTTTTTTGCAAATGATGTCTGCATTGCTGTCTTCATGAATGGCCGTGCAGGAATTTTCTTTGTCCCTTCGTTGTTATACTTGGCTACCTGTGCTAAGGTGAGAGTTCCTCTCTCTCCAGCCTTGGGCTTCCTCTTTGCTTTTTCATCAAAATAACCAGCTTCAACAGAAGAAGAGGCTATAGATTTCACAGCCTCCATGGTAGCTTTTAAATCCCTACCTCTTTTCTCTTTGATACTTACAATGCCCACTATTTACCCTCTAGTACCATAATGAATTTGTAAATACCCGTTACAAGCCTCCTAGCGTAATACTTATGGATACGATACGTTCTATCTTTCCACTCAACCTTTGTCTTTTTATTCCCGTGCCCCAAAAAGTCCATAGAGTGATTTGTATAAACCTTTAGGAAGTCCGACTCAACACTGGGGCCAACTAAGTGCCTAAGCTCTGCACCTGTCATATCTTGAACGCTGCACGCAATATCTGTGCGACTAGCCTCAGATTTTTCCAATATGCCTCTAGAGTTCTTTGTCTCAGAGGTAGTTACCAAGTATGCCTTATCGTTTAATATCAACGTATAACCAGTGTTGGAATGGATTGTTTTAGTCTCATAAGTTCACGGCCATATTCAGTTCGCCCAAGGTCCCCGCCCTCTGTATTGTACTCCACTTCCTCATCGCCGATCTTATGTCTTTTGATAGAAGTGCTGGCCCCAGAATCCAGCTCTGTTCCATTATTCACCTTCTCTAATGTGAGAACGTGCATAGCATGCAAAGCTATCACCTTGTTTCGTAAACTTCCATAAACAGAGGAGCAGTACTCCTCTGAATAGGCGATAAATAAAGGCTCAAGCCGAGCATGTCCCAATAACTGGGGTGCTCTAGCTTGAACCCAACCTTCCGCGGAAAGAGTCATTACTGACTATCTCCTTGAGCAGGCTTTCCCTCTGTTTTAGCTTTGGGCTTGTCTTTTTTCGAGCCCCCCTCTGCTTTAGCTTTAGGCTTGTCTTCGATTGTAAACACGCCAGAGCCAACGGTTGAGTTAAAGGCTTCATCAGCCATTAGTTCTTTACCTTCCTTTTCAGAAACCTCGTTTGTACCAGGTTTGAAAAGAATACCGCATACACGAATGTTATTTTTTCTGTTGTTTGTGACTTTCATTTTACAACCCCTTCATAATGTGAATGGATAAAGGCCGCTCAATCTTCATGCCACCTAAACGTTCCTCCGTGTAAACAGTATACTGCAATCCTTCCTTTTGAGGAGGATGCTGCTTAAAAGGCATTGGGATTACATACTCTAAAGCACTTGGATCATAACTGTACAACAACGCTACGTTGGTAGCAGACACAGTTCCACTCGGAACTTCCGTAACTCCTTTGAGTAAGTGCGACGAGTACACTTTAATCTCTGGATTATTGTCTGTGAAGAACTTGTAAACAGTAGAGTCCGAATCTGCTAGTTTGGTGTTCTTCATGATAGACAATGCTTTTGGGGGCAGAACTAATCGGTTTGGAACTTCCTTGCCGTTTGTATCATCGGTCATAGCTTCTAGCATTGAATTAAGGTCTTCCAAAATCTGTTCCGCAGTTTTGCCGCTTGCATCCCAAGCACCATTTGTTGTGTTAGATTCTGGAATGTTAGCTTGTGTAAGCACACCAACAACACCACGTTCCTTATCCCCAAAAAAAGCTACTTGATCTTTCTTGATTTCATGAGAACGTCTTGCGGCTAAAGCATGAGAAGCAGAGATTTTACTACCTGCCATTTTGCTTGCACGCAAGTCCTGTTCAGAAAATCCATACTGCGCACCAATATGCCTAACAGGAGCTGTTACTTCTTTTCCAATTGTTCCTACAGCAGGGAACTCATCCTTTGCATAGGAGCTCAGGAACTCTGCAATCCCCTCATCTTCATACACCCGATAGGTAAAGGATTCAGCACCTTCTCCAACCTCTGTATTTATAGGAAATAGCTCATTATACATCACAGAAGGTTCTTTGCGTTTGTACGCCTGTGCCATGATGTGTTCTAATTGTCTTTTGAATGGAATCATTTTTTTCTCCTTTTATTTTAAACCAAGTTAATCCGAACTGGAACTACACCACTATCAACAGGCCCATCGAAAAGTCCAATTTCAATATTACCAGTAGAGGTCGCTGTTACTTTTCCAGCATCTGCTCCAGTAACTACTACATAAGCCTTGCTGTTATATGTCACAGAGATATCCGCAGTAGAAGCATAACCTACACCACGTGTAAGTACCGCCGTATCTGTATTTACTGGAGCCTCTGTGTTCTCCTCAACATTTCTGCGGTACAATACCATTCCTAGTATTTCATTGCTTGCATTGTCTGGAAGAGCCAGCTCCCCGCCGTCATTTTTGGCAAAAATCCCAAACGCTAAAGCCACTTTTGTAGGCCTAGAGATTGAAGCGTGGTGCGATTTGGTTTTCCCAGCGGAAACGCCTGTTTTTTGATTGTAAGTAGTTTGTGCCATTACTCATCTCCTTTGTAAGATTTGATCATGTCTTTACGTGCTTTTTCGCTATCAGAGAAATCCATCCCGCCAATATTGCTAGAGCCATCTAGGCCATCGGTAAAGTTTGATCCTTCTTTTGTTTCATCCGCCTTTTTCAAGGCAGCATCAAAGAAAGCATCTACATACACATCGTCCTTGTCTTTGAAGTCTGTTTCTCCAAGAACATGATCACAGAAAGCCTCTTTTATTTCTCGTTCAGTTTTGGAAAAGGCATCCTTAATTTCAATTTTCCCAGAAATAGAATCGATAAGCTTTGTTTTAGCTTCCAATTTCTCTGATACTCTCTTTTCGATTTGTTCATCGGTAAGTATTTTTTCTTTCTGCTCTGCAATTTCCTTGTCCTTGATGTCCACATCAGCTTTTAGCTTTGTGTTGGACTTTTCGGAATCAGCTAACTTGTTTTCCAGTTTTTGAACTTTGCTCTTTAGCAGAGCTTGGTCAGCGATAACTTCCTCTGGCACATCGTACCCGATTCCGCTATCTGCTATGTATTGTTTAGACATTTTATCCTTCTCCTTTTTTTTAGATTTTTTGTCCTTCTCATCTATTATAGATTCGACTAAAAAGTTTTCTGAATCGAATAGTATCTTAGCCTCTCTCCCCGCACGACCTCTATCAACTATCGCAAGATGATTGTACCTTATATTTGTTTGTCTGTACTTATATTCCTCTCCATCATAGACACCATCCTCTTGTATTAGATCGGCCGTGTATCCCATAGAAACTTCTGCTTTACCATTTTGTATAGCGTCTATAAGTTCCTGGTCTGTGATGGTCCCTGCAATGCGAACAAACTTTGAATCAACCTCTATACCACTATCCGTGATACCCTTGCCGTACTCTTTAAAATTCGATACATCTACAAATACAGGAGGGTGGTCATTTGTAACCGCCTTCCCTTTTGCACTATCTAAACTCTCCTTTTGAAACACATCCTCGGGCTTTCGTACAACGTTTACAATTGCCCCTGTGGAGTCTCTGTATTTAAATATCCCAACGCGTGTGGCTTTGGACTCGAACTTAAGGAACCCCTCTCCTGTGGTATGTGTAAGCTCTCTAGCTCTATCTTTAAACATTTGGCTCATTTATCTACTCTCCTAAATTTTCTTGAACAAAGTCAAACACTGGTTCCGCATAGCACCTACACTGAATGGGTTGCCCTGGATTGCCCTCTGCTGGCGGCTTGGAAAAAGAAAATCGCTTTCCTTCTAATACAGTGTGATGATCGCGAACTCTACTATCCTTAGCCGTACGCCATACGTATTTATTCACGCCAATAGAAGCCATTCGCTCTTGTGCAAGCCTCCCATTATACTTGGACACTTGGTCTCTAGCGATACGCTTTAACTCATAGTCTTTCTTATTGAACCAGTCTTTGAGGTCTTTTCGTATTTCCTCATGCCTTATATCACCATATATCCCACTAGCAAAGCGACGCTGTACATGAGTTATAATGTCTTGATTTTTGGAACGCACAAGTCGCATCTGCTCTTTAATAAAACGTTTCTTAAACCTATTCTCATCTATGAGTGGCCCCTTAAAATCAAAGCCTAGAGACTGTTTTTTTATTCTTGAAAAGGAATTGTCACTCACCTTATTTAACCTTCCAAACACTAAGCCAAGGCTAGATTCGAAGTGAGAAACTTGTACTTTTTTGAGAAGAAGCAGTTTGCCGATGAACTCAAGAAATTTCTCGACATCGTCTTCTACTCCATCTGTAATACCAAATTTACGTTGATACCTCTCCGCAAGCCTTTCCAGCCTCTCATACCTAGAGAGAGCTTTGTCTATTACATCAGAAAAAAGCTCTCTAAGCATAGTCAAATAAGACCTCTCAACAGCTAATGGGTAAGACCATGCGGGAGGTTTCTTTACCTTCTTGACCCCAAGGGAACGCAGGAGGTTTACAGTAGCTTTCTGTTTGCTATTCAACTTCAAAACCTAACTTCTCCCTTACCTCTTCCCCTGAAACAACACCCATTTCGAGTAACTTCTCATATGCCTCTACGTCAGATTTTAAAACCTTGGATTTTAATTCTACATCTTCTTTTTCCAAAGCTCCGAACGTGAATTGTACATCCTCAGCTACCATCATGATTCTAAGTAATTTCTGGACAGGCTTTTCTAACTGAGTATCACGTTTCCAGTCGATGAGATCGTAGAACTGTTTGAAATCTGCTTTCTTGTTTTGCGAGAGTCCACCAGCCATTGTTCCAAATAGAATGGACTCAGGAACCTCTGTGACCGCTGTAAGGGATAAACGAAATTCTGCTAGAATCTTATCCAAGTTTCCCAAGTTGAGAGTTTGACTTGCGAAATCATCTTCAGAGTCCAAAGCGATGATATTTTCTTCATCCCGATACATTGAGATACTTGAAAGCATATTTTGGAGTTTTTGTTTACCTTCCTTATTTGTAGAAATCTCGCCCATCTTACTTAGCTTTAAAACAGAGACGGCAAAACGTTTTAAAGCCTTGTATACAGATTCATTGGCTCCACGTAAGTTTTCTAAATCTTCAATAATCCTTTGGTATATAGAAGAACCGAAGAAACCACTCTCACCACTTAACTTGGTTCTACCCTTAAACCATAAGACACGAGAGGCATGAACGATTATTTTTTCGCCATCACTTTTGTTAATCTCGAATGATTCTGGGTTGTTAAAATCGTCTTTTTGAATAGCGTAAACATTAGAAGGCTTGTACAACTGTAGATACTCTATCTTAGATTGAGCTTTATGATTCAAAGGGGCTGCTAAGTTACCTTGATTAACCCCCACAACTATTACGGACCCTCCGTACACCTCGTTGTATGTGAGGGCCGTAGAAAGAGTCTGTTTCAAATTAAGCCTAGCAGAATCTGCTTTAAAGGCCGCTTGTAATGTCTCATCTTCTAACTGAAACCATGGGCGTATCATGTTACCCACAATTTTATCAACTGCCACGCCACCTATGCCACGCTTATCGTATATCTCTCCTAGTAATTCTTCATCTAAAGATTCAACATCAACTCTGTTCAAATCACTTGAACCTTGCTTTTTGAATGGTGGCCCACCTGAGTCAGTAAAGCCCATTGTATATGCGTTCAGTATGCTCATAATCTCTATTATAGATCTAGTAGAAGCTAAAAACTCCGCTCCTAGACTTATCTAACAGCATACTGTACCCCACGGCCACAGCATCTACTATGTCATCGTGGTTGCCTGTTGGAAAATTGTCGAACTCTTCCTTTAGAGATTCATTCCAAGGTCCAGTCTTGAGGTATATGTTCCCAGCCTCAAACACTGGCTCGAGAGGAGAGGCTTTGGCTACCTTATCCCCTGGAAGGCGTATATCTTCTACTTTGCTTACTCCTTTTAATACGGCTTTTATTGTTGTGTAAGCATCTTTGTACGCTGCAAAAGCTTCTATTCCCTGCCTTACCGACGATGTATCATTCTTGGCCGTGTTCACTATTACCTTGTTTCTTTGGGGGGCTTCCCACTGGCCACGAACAACGTCTTCTATATAAACGTGAACCAGTCCATCAACCCACTGTACGCCCATCTTAACGCCAACAGTGTAGTCGGGGTCATCCTTACGTCTCTGCTTGCTTGAACTCGCCAAATCCCAAGCTCTAACCCAAACGATGTCGCTTGGCATTTTATCCACAATGCGTACTGCTGATGTGTCAAAGATATTTCCGCCCCTGGGCAATGGGTCGCACAGGTAGAGGGATTGATAAGCATACTTCCCGACTGTTGCCTTTAGTTTCTCGTAAAACGCTTTTCTTGGGAACCTTTCCTCATGCAAGAATTTTCCTGTAGTCTCGTTATAAACTGGGAATTTTATCTCTTTGAAGTCAGGAAAACCTTCTTTCTTTCCTTTGTTCTTAATTCTTCCCATCAAGTCGTCATAGTGCCAAGGTGTGGCCATAACTATTAGAATGGATACAGGACTCCTTCTTGTTAAAATATCGTTTGTGAAAGCCTCCCAGACCTTCTCACGTTGCACCTCGGACTCCGCTTCTTCTCTTCCTTTACAGTAGTCATCTACTATTATCAGATCTCCATCATTTCCTGTGATACTGCCTAATATACCCATGTAGTTACTTGAACCTAGGCCACCTTCCAATTTCCAGTGTTCTACCGAGTTATCTTTTTTATTTAGTTCAACTTTTGGAAATATCTTCTTGAACATCTTTCCATGCACAATGGCCTTAGTTGCTTTGGAAAACTTCTTGGCTAGAGATGCAGAATAGGTAATGTTAAGCACCGTTTTGTCGGGAAACTCGCAAAGGAATCTTAGAGGGAGGTTCCTAGACACTATCTCGCTCTTGCCGTGTCTTGGCGGGACTTTGATAACCAAGGAGCTACTCTCTCCTCTCCTGTATGCTTCTATAGCTTCGTCCAAGGCAGTGCAGATGGCTACTGTATGCTTTCCAACTTGGTACGGATCCTTTTTGGGCCAAAAGGTTTTAATAAAGTCAAGGTGAGAGCGTAGGCATAAACGTCTCCTTTTTTCTCTTTTTAAAAGCAAAAGTCGTTTTTTTTGTTCAAGAATCAAGTTCTTTAATCTCCTGCTCTAATTCTTGATCAGTCACGTCTTCTAAATTTTGGGAGATTGATTTCGCTGGATCAAAAAGCTGTAGATACCTTGCCAACATCTCTAGTGACTTCGTTTTATCGTGCAGTTCTATTTCATGTCCAACAACTATGTCCATGGATATGACTGGCTTTATTTTCTTTATGCAGTAAGACACTTCCTCGGGCATTTCAGATATATCAAGCATCTTGCCATTCTTTACGTATATGCGATTTAAGTTGCCATCTGCAAGCCTTCTCATACGCTCTATGACCCACTCTGCATCCACTTCTTTCTTTTTGAGTAATTTTCCCGAAAGCTCCGAAATTCGCTTAGAAATGCTAACATTTGCTAACAAACGAGCCGCGGAACCATTGGCATCTTTCGCCTTGGGATACACCCTTGAGTAGGCCTCTGTGGCGTTTAGATTACACTCTATATACGCCAAGCAGAAGAGTTCGTGTTTCTTGTTTTGAAGCTTTGGCAATGATTAATTCCTCACTGTAATACTTCCCATCGCCTTTCTACTATCGCCACCACCAATGAAGTTTTCCTTCAATACGTAAGGGTAAACGCCACTCTTATCGAATTGCAGAGTGACTTTGGCTTTGCCTGCCTCGGACTTATCTACAGTGAGATGCTTTTGGGTAGAGCCATCTGTATAGTAAAAATCCATGGTGCGGTTAGATAGATCTAGGTCTTGGCCATCTTTTGTGTTTATGTCGAAAATTATTGTTTTCTTTTCTCCCTTGTACAGAGAGAGATTTATCGGCGTAAGCTGTGCCATTAGCAATCCTCCACGGTTACTTTTACTTCTTCTCCATCGTCAGTGGCTGTTACCGAAACATCGGGGTCGCTTTTATCTACTGCCGATTTGGTCTCGGTCTGCGATGGGGCGTTTTGAATAAGCGTTTTAATTGCACCTAAATTTTGAACAGTGGTGCTTGATTTAATGCTAAATACAAAAGCGTTAGCAATACCCTCTACGTGAATATCTACCACATCACCTAATACCCAGTTAGAAGGTACGTCAAAAGATAGCCTGTATGTACCTTTACTAACCTTTGAAGTGGCAGGAGTAATAGAAGTGAGTACAGCGTTTCTATAAACACTAACAGTAGCACTAGCATAATCTACTAGAACCCCATCATCACTTACTATTAAAGTGGTTTCGTATGCTTTACCTGCCTCCATGCTTACAGTCTCGCAGAAACTCCAGAACCACCAAGTTTTGCCATTGTGAAAGACTTTACCGCAGTTCCAGTACTTCCATCATAGGAGAATTCAAAAGTAATAGCAATATCATCGTTTACAGACGCACCCAAAGAAGATGCTCCTGTAAGTTTTACAGTCACGTCATAGAGACCCGTAATATTTGCTGGGGTTGCATCCTGTGCCTGCGCAATAGTTACTGTTGATTCACTCGCATCGGCTCCATTTTTTCTCACATTCTTCACAGTAGGCGTAGAGGATGGAGCCACTGGCTGTCCGTTCTCATCTACGATTTGAAGTGGAAATTTTAGTTCTGTTTTTCCGAGTGGTACTAGCATTTTTTCTCCTTTGTTAAACTAACGCTTTAACACCTTTTTTTTGTATTACTTCATCTATTTTAGATTCCAGCTGAGCAATACTACCCGCCGTCCCTAGGTCAAACTCGTTTTCACCTTGCTTAATGGTGATTGACGTGAATAACCCGTTACTTTCAAGCCTCACGTAAAGAGTTTGGGGAGTGGTAAAGTTAAACCTGTGGCGAGTCACATTGCTTGCTACATGGTTGGCATTCGCTAGCCTATCTGCAACAGAAGAAAAGAGGCTAAAAGCACTTCCATTTCTTTCTACAACAAAACTATCTCCGTTACTATCTATCACGCCTCCCGTCACATTTACCCCATTAGTGGTAACTGTACCTGTGGTTTTAAGCGAGCCCGTAAAAGAACCCAACTTTAGAGTCACTGTGTTTCCAGAAACTGAGTAGAAGTTAGTAGCCGAAGAATCAAAAACTACATCGTACGTCCCAAAATCAAGTTCTGTTCCACTTCTTGAAATTTTTAATACTGAATCAATGTTAGCAGGTAGGTTTCTGTGATACTCCGAATAATCGTACAACTCTTCTGCTGTCATTTCTGTTTTTGAGTCGTAGCCAGAGACAACAGAAGCATCTCGCTCTACTATAGAACTATCACTCTGCACTTTAATTATGCCAGCAACCCTTGGATACTCATCATAACTGCCCCATTCAGATACTTGTGTTAAGTAGCCATACTTAAATATCTTCCTTGTTATTTTTTGAGATCCCGAAATGAAATAGACCCAATTCGTTAAAACAACTTGGCCAGTAGTTGCACTCCCTGTTGACTGATTACTCCTAAACAAATCCTGTTTGTGGTTTACTGAACTAGCGTCGTAACTAACGTCTGTGATAGCGGCACCTTTATATGTGATATTCGCTACTAATTGATTGTCTTCTGAATCTACTAAGTCAAACTGCTGCCGCTTAGCAAAAAATATAAACGCATTGGAGCCTCGGCTTAAATACCCCGTTGACTGTAACCCAGACTGAGTAAAATAGGAGCCGTCTTTTAAGCAATCAATGAATGTTAAGAGGTTTGTGGCTCCGTTGGTGAAGCCAAGTCTGTTTAAAACGCCTATGAAATTTTGCCCCTCCACTTCAATATTCGTAACTGCACTGCTAAAATGCAAAAACCCACCAGTCAGGTTGATGAAAGTATTGTCTTTCACCTCGCCGTTACCATGAACCTCCATTGCCGCAGCGGTTCCAGAAGAAGGAAATTCAACTCTGTTTCCTGTGAATTTAAAGTTAGGTCTTGCACGAAAGTTGAATATCGGGTTTGGAGTAGAGAAAATTAAATCACAATCAATTATTTCATTGAAAAATATTTGAAGGTTGCCTGTATTTAAACTAAAGAACTTATCTCGATTAAATGTAATGTTACCCTTCGATGTTCCTGATCCATTCCCTACCAAATCCACACCCGTTCCTCTAAATAGATATATAGAGTCTTGGCTAACCCACGCAGCAGTATCTAAGTTTTCGGTTCCTATAACTCCAGAACCGTCAATAATGATAACGTCTTTATCAGCTATTACTGTCTGTCCTGTATTAGCCTGTTCATTCGTTGTTATTTTACGAATAAAACCATCAACTAAAGTGCCTAGTTGGGACGCATCAGAGTTGCTTGCCATTATCTAAACATCTCCGCTTCTTTTTCCACCTGCTTCAATATTTCTGGGTCCACAGTTTTCTTTAGTATTACAGCTATTTTAGCCATGTTGAAAGTAATGTTATCCAGCATTTTAAAGATTTCTACTTTATCCAGCACCCTTTCTGATATAAGCTCACTACATACATCTGTAGAAATTTGGATTATTTTGGGTTCTACGAAGTACTTATATGCAAAAGTGGTTGCAGACCCTGTCATACTTAAGCATACAAGTATCAGCCAATGCCATTTTTTTATTTTAAGTATGTTCATACGTCTATTATAGAAGTGAGGTTTGGTCTTCTTCTGAGGCTTGAAAATAATCTTCGCCACACTTAGGAAAGGCAAGTCCCATTTTTGAAGCAATAGCTTTTAAAACTCGCAACATCTCTTCTGTTGAGACTTTTTTCTCACAAGAAAAAGTCCTCACGTTAAAATTGAACTTCTCGAATTCCTCCAAAAGTTTTATTTCACTCTTACACAAACTTTCTTTTTTAAACTCTGAAAGCCTGGCAACATCGTTAGAATTGGTTATTGAGTCTTGATATACGCTCCCAAGGTCTTGCATGATTTCTTTATCTGTTCTTAAATCAAGCTCGCCCCCCCTTTCTCTATTTACAGTTCTCTTACGATTTTTAACTTCCCTATTCAAGTGATCGAAAGCATTTATAGGTATAAGCGTATTGAACCTGCATCCTTTTCTTTTGTCGAACTTTCTTATTGAAGCATAAAATCCACAAACAGCATGACTCATAGCAACATCAAGTCCTCCAAGGTAATTGGAAAATTTAAGAGACTCTTTTCTAAGGAGCCCGTAGCACGATTGGTACAGTTTATCTATTGCGGCGGAGTCGTTTTCTTTTGCAAGAGAAACTAAGTCACATTCTTCCTCAAAAGAAAGGTTTAGAGGTATCGTTCTAACAGACATTCTTTCCCTCTATTTTTTCCCTCTATTTTTTCCTTGTTTTCGATTTATTATTTGGGGTATCAGGATATGTAGGAATTGATCCAGAATCTTTGTTATTCAAAAAGTTACCAACCCATTCAAACGCCCATCCGTTGCTTATATGCTCATGCGTAATATTCATAACATGATATCCCATCAAAACCGCAGTATTTTTCTTTTCGCAATCTTTTATGTAACCAGAACCTCTATTGTGTCTTCCGTTACTCCACACTCCCCCATCTACTTCTACTATTAGCTTCTCTTCTTCCCAACAGCAATCAGCACGCCACAGTCTTTTTGGATGAAACTTAAACTCTACTGTAGGGGCTTTTATATTTCTATACATAAGCCCTTTAAGGAATTCTTCATGCAACACGCTTATCTTAGACATACGAAAGTAAACCCTCTCTTACTAGCTCTTTTTGAGTTCTTATAACTCCTTCGAGATGATACCTTGTTAGAGTTTCTTTCGATAAAGAAGAAGGGATTCTACCGTCTATAACATCATGACAAGCAGAACAGCAGTAAGCGGCATGTATATCCAAAGTCTTAGAACCCATTCCGCCTCCATGCAAGTGAGCTAATACCGTCGTATCACCTCCCCCATCGCAAATAGAAGGAATGCAGACAAAGCAAGTCTTACCCCTAGCCGAGGCTCTTATCTTTGTGCTTTTAGCCTTTTGTTCGCTCTTCAGCATCTCGCCGAGTTGTGCAGGATTGAGGGTTACCATTGGTTATGAACGAAACTTATCTTTAAGTGAGCGCATCCAAGATTTCTTCTTTTTAACAGTCACGTATTCACTCTTATATTTTCTCATATGATCTTTCATGTCCACATACCATGATTTAACATCGAAATTTGGGCACGTCTTTTTTTTTTCATAATCACGATGTCCATCCAAATCTGCATGTGGGAACATCTCTAAAAGAGTATTTATTAAATCATAAAGTTTAAGTTGCTGCCTAGACGTGAATATCTTTTTCCCAATCAGACATATAGCGACCGAGTCCTTGTTGTGTCTATACGTATGCGATCCAGATTTACTAATAGACCGTCCTGAAGAAATAGCTCCATCCAAAAAATCATAATACTCTTTAGCGTTTGAAGGCCGTCCGTTTTCGATGACAAAATGATACCCGATACATCTCCATTTTCTCTCTCTATGCCAGCTATCTATAAGAGCAGCGTTTCCAAATTCCGAGTCGCTACAGTGTACGATTATCTTTTTTACTTCTCTCACTACTCGCCTCCATACAAAGCGTTAAAACTATCTATCTGTGCTTCGTAGAAGCTCCAGCCCTCTTTATAAACATTCGACCAAGCTACCAACAACTCTGCATCGTCTTGATGTACACGTATAGTACGCTCTTTGGGCCTATCTATCTTCTGAAATGAAAAAGGCTTCATATCGTCACATTTGACAACTAAACGCTTAGAACAGCACAATAGGCTAAATACGCACAGAAGTATAACCGTCTTCATCCTTTTTATCCTTTTCATCAAGCGCATCTAATAGTTCGTCTGAATAAAACTTCTCTCTTTCAGCTTTGAATTTTGCTTCTACGTTGCTCTTTTTTTTCTGGAACTTAAATACTTGCTTATTGACCTTAATTTCCTTTTTAAGCTCCCTTACCTTCTCTTTTTCTTTTTTAAGTGAAGCCCAAGCTAACTTCAAAAGAAGTCCTAAAAGGCCACCGAAAACAGCAAGAGCGGCTATTATCTTATTCCTCACGTTTGCTCTCATTTGCTCTCGTGTTTCATTGGGTAAGGTTTAATTACTTTCCAAACTGCCATGAATGCGGTATAAAAGGAAGCCACCGCAGCACAAACCAGAGCACCTTTATTGAAAAACGTTTCAAGTTCTTCTAGCCCAAAACCTGCCCAGCCGCTCAAGAGCTGAACAAGCATAAAAGCGAAAAGAACGATTGATAGTAATAGTATTTGATATGTTCTGTAGCCTTTCATATTCTCCTTCTTTTACATACTCATTTGTATATGTAATGTAGAAGATTTCAAGTACTATTTTCGTAGTAGTACTCTCAATTGAGAGTACTAGTTGTATTTTGCTGAAATAACGCCTGTTTTTGAGCTAGAAACGCAGATTGCGAACTTTTTTCACTTTTTTTTAAAAAAATTCACTATTTCCCTTGACTTTTACATTATTTTAATGTGTTATTGTGTTATAACAATTCAACAAAGGAAAGAAAAATGGAAAAATTTGGATACAGCAAAAACAAAAATGGTTACTCTTGTTCGTTAAATGATCTAGATGTTAATGTTTATAATGATGTAAAGAAAAAATTTCAATTTTTTGGCGTTATTTAAAAATGAAAAAAGCAATCTTAATAAAAATTGGAAATTACAAGTTTTTACTTCCCGATTCCCACGCAGATTATAATTTCCCATCTTACATTCTTGAGCATAAGCAAAAAATATTTGAACTCTGCTATGCTTACGAAAAAAATATGGAAAACATGCTTGATATATGTAAACAAAAAGAATATCCCGATTTGAAAGAATTTAGAGAAAAAACAGGAATTATCGGGTGTCCCTTTGACATGAGAGACACTGAATTATACGCACTAGATAAAAAAATTCAAATAACTTTGGAGGTTGATTTATGACTAAGCATGAGATAAAAGCAAAAAGGATAGCATGGGGCTTAACGCAAAAGCAAATGTCAAAAGCAATCGGCTTCAAAAATACGCAGGCATATCAAAAATACGAATATGGAGAGAGTCCAGTTACTGCGACTGTTCAGCTTCTTTTTGAGCAATACGAAAAAACGGGTGATTGGCGGAGATTCAAATAACCCCCATTTCCCTCATTTTTTTCTTAGCCCCCATCGATTGTGGAAGCGTACCTCTTCTCATGTGCCTAAAAAGAGTGGATTCGCCTATGCCAATTTCTCTAGCAACACCTGCCCATGAGTAGTTACGTTCTTTTTTTAACTTCTCAAGCCTGCCTCTAGTATCCACTACTCCTCCCATTCTATTTTAACGACTAGCTCATCGTTGATGTTTTTAGCTTCTTCCCAATCCTCTGTTAGCCCGTCTACGATCCACCAACGTTTACTCTCTCGCTTTAGAAACATTATAGGGCCATGTTCTTCTGTGAAGTGCGTGGCCCCTTCTGGAATCCAGTACTCACGCTCTATCGTTAAGACTTCTTTTGTGTAGTTCACAAGACACCTGCCAACTTATACACCCCACATTTCTCACGCTTCTCACTTGTTCTCTGGATCAAATTATTCTTAGCCAAATCTGAGAACCTTCTGTTCAGCTTGTACCTGTCCTCATCGTAATATCGAGCCATTTCAAGTGGTGTAAAGCCTTTTTCTGGCCACGGCCACTTTCTGCATAGAACCAAAACCTCTCTTGCTTGAGCCCCACTTGGTCTCTTCTTGTCGTAAAATTTTCCCATGAAGTACACGCAGACACAGATAGCCCCTTTCAAAAAAGGAAGTCTTTGCCCTATGTTCTCATCCACCAGCTTCCCAAGCCCTAGCTTATCGCTAACTGTGATTTTGACTTCTTGGCCGTTTTCAGAGTAGAGTATTGCTTCTCTCATTAGCGTACCTCCTCGTGGCATTTTGGTTTTTCAGTGTATTTCGATATGGGCAATCCTATTTTTTCCGCACCTCTCTTTACATCATCGTTTAAAGCGATACTGCAATCTTTTCCGCTTTTGCAAGATTCGTGAAAAGGGCAAAAAGTTCTATCTCTGTAAACAATCATCCGTACACCTCCTGCTGATAATCGCACTCAAACCAAGTGCATCTCAAAATCTTCTCGTTTGTCATTAAGCGGCTATCACAGCGAGGACAACGTTTTTCTATTACTACGAACTCCTCTTTTTTATGGCCCCTCCAGTTGAAGCCGTGTTTTTCCTGGGACTTTTTGGCAAGCTCTGCAAAGAAATCTTCTGCTTCTTCTTTGGAAACTGGTTTTGACTGGGGGTCTTCAATAAGAAGAGTACTTCCATCTGGATTACAGCCTACAGCCTTTAAGTGCCTATTTTTTTCGAATTTCTTTTTTTCTTCGAGTTTTATGCTTCTGTATTCTTTAAGTATCTCCCTATCTTCACATAAGTATTCCCTGTCTCCTTCCATGCTCGCAACTTGATAGCACTTGAACACATAGCTCGTTGGTATTATTGTGAGATTCCGAAGGGCGACTATCGTTAAGTCAAAAATACGCTCGCCGTGGATCGGGAGTTTTTTAGTCATATACATGTGACGTATCGCTGCTTTGAATGTATTGTACCTCTCTTTCTTCCTCACATCGGAACCCATGCCATTCAGAAGCCTCTTCTCTCTCTCCTCCCATGGAAGAAGCGTCTCTCTGGATCGATTCCCGAACCCTTGCGTCTGAACGCTCTTGGGCTGCTCGCTCTTCTTCGTATTTGTCGGCACTGCTTTTATAACCGTTTCCACTCTTTTTCTCCTCTTCAAAATTCAATTCTTCTTCCCACCACCTGCCGTTAAGCCACGTTTTCAAGTTTCTCCATTGCGGTACAAAACATCCTTCCTTCTCTGCACGCTCTCTCTGCTCAATGTGTGATTGCAGGATTGCAGGAAGGGTAAGAGCCACGTCTTTCCAATCCTTGTGCTTTCGCTTAAAGTCTTTCAGCTCCACATCGTGACCACGCTTTCTCCCTGGGTACGCTTTTCTGAAATTCTCAAAGTTTTGAATTTCGGGTTTTGCTTCACTCTCGCCGTTCCCCTTGGGGGGTAAGGGGGGAGAGTAGTTAAATGGTTTTAGTTCTAATGGGTTTAGTTTGTGTGGCTCTGTTGTCCCTACCCTAGTGTCTCTGGTGTCCCTACCTAGGGACATTTCAGACCCTACCCCTATGGCTCTGTTGTCCCCACCCCCCTCTGTTGTTTCTTCTTTTTTCTCACTAGAAATATCAACAATCACATAGGAGTTAGAAGTCGGGGAGCCGTCTTTTTTAATCCTGCTAGCCTTTCTCAAAACTCCACAATCCACTAAAACTTTTAAGCACCTGTCCACTGTTTTGACGCTCGCACCTATCATTTCTGCAAGACTATCACGACGAGGGCAAGACCACCCTTTTTCGTTTGCCATTTTGCATAAAGCAAGGTATAAGCTCTGGGCTTTTGCATTACCTAAGCCCATTAATATCTCAATGTTTGGTACTGTCGCAAATGTACCAGAAGCGTATTTCATTACTCCCCCTCCACTATGTTGATCCCCAAATTGCCACGCTCCATATAGACTAAGCCCTCTTTCATAAGCCTTTCTACAGCCTTATGAAACGTATCTAAGCTTAACCCTGTGAATTCTATTGCCTTGTGCTAAGCCGTCTGTGCCCAAATGATAGAGTATTGATAGGTACGCCGAAACCAAAACAGGGTTTCTTAGTTTTTTAAGCACGTGCATATTCGGCACGTATAGATAGTCTCCTTTTTGCCAATCCAT